ATGTAGATTATCTCTTTATACCGTTAGTGTTCTTAGAAAGTTTTTCTTGTCCAGCCGCAGTATTACGAATTGGAGAATCTGAAATTAAAATGCCATTAGATTGGAGTTTAATTATTGGTGAACCAGATCATGGAGAACCTGAGATTGTAAGTATTATGAGTTTGAATGACAGAGGCTTTAATGCTTTTGAATTTAATCCTGTAAACGGATACAAAGCAAATTGGGTTCCGGTTGAGATTGTAAACGTATATCAAGAAGTAAAATGGTATGTGCCTAAGTTAAAGTTTGGACATATATTAACAGTTCCTCTATCAGCAGGTAAAGGAGCACCTTGTAGTTTCTTCTTAAAAGAGTCAACTAAGGTGCCTGAAGTTCTTGACCTTAACAACATTTGGTTTTAAGTAGTAGTATGCCAGCAAAGAAAAAAGCATCTGCAACACATAAAGTCAATATCCATGAGATAATGAATGCCATAGACTATAGGAATAGTGATTACTATTCTAAGTTAGATGACGAGAGTAAAAAGTCAGTTAGCACATATATGGCACAACGTTGGGCAAGCCAAGTACAAGGCCCTCAGGAGATACAAGAGCATTATTTGTTAATGGTTAATGATTTAAGCAATGTTGATTATATTGCTACTACTAGCGGGCATGAAGAGTTACGTTATAGGATACTAGCATTGGTAGGGCTAGGAAACAAAATGAGACATGAATTTGTTCCACCTAAAGGAGCAAAGAAGGATAAACTTAGAGAGTGGATATTAGATTTGTTGCCACATTGTAATGAGCAAGAAGTAGAATTATTCAGAGAAATTAACGACAAAGATACTCTTAAGGATATTGCAACGGTGAAAAACACACCAGATAAAAAATTGAAGGATTTGTTTAAATAGTATGACGACAGATTATCAATGTAAGTATTGCATGAAAAAGTTTGCTAGGGAGAGAACCTTATCGAGCCATATGTGTGAAAAGAAAAGAAGGTGGATGTCTATAGACGAACCGTCTTCTAGGATTGCTTTTCAAGTATGGTATGATTTCATGAAGTATGTAAGTCCGCAAACAAAGAAAGAACGTACTACTGAGGACTTTATTAGAAGTCCGGACTACATTGGTTTTATAAAATTTTCTAGTTACATAATAGAGTTAAGACCAGTAAGCACAAATAAGTTTATTAAATGGTTATTTAAGCATGGTGTTAAACTAAGTAATTGGAACAAAAAAGAGACTTACTCTTTGTATATACAAGAAACAAGTAAGTTGGAAACAGTTGAACGAGCAGTAGAACGCATGGTGTTACTAATGAAGTCATGGAGCGAAGAAACTGGAGTATCATGGGAGAAATATTTCCAAGAAGTACCTACAGCAACAGCCATGAATTCGATAGTCATGGGTAGGATAAGTCCATGGATTATTTATTCGTCCGAATCAGCACAAAGATTATTAGACAGAATGGAACCTGGACAATTAGATGTTATAACAAGGAGCATTGACACAGAATGGTGGACAAGAACAATACAAAAAAGCCCAACAGAAGTGACATGGTGCAACAAGATTCTGAACTAACTGTTCATGTACAAGACTTGGAGCAATTAGAAAAACGTATTTCAACATTTGATAAGAAATTAACATTATTATATGACGAGATGCGAGATATGAAAGAAAGACAAGAAGAATTGATTAACATTATTAAGCAAGGATTACGATGAGTAGACCAGACGTTGATATAGACTTTGGTAATAGGGAGGAATTATTGCATATACTCGATGGAGTACCAGCAATGATTCAAACGGAGCATGGAGCAACTAAACACAAAACTGGTGTTTACTTTCATCCTGTATCTGTGAATCCTTATACGGGCTGGTGCAGTCTAGATCATAAAGAAGCAGAAGACATGGGTTTCTTTAAACTTGATTTACTAAATGTTAGTTTTTATTCTAAGATACAAAACAAAGATCAACTAGATAAGTTGATTGCAAAGGAACCAACATGGGAGTTACTAACACATGATGAGTTTTCTAGTAAACTTCTACATGTAAACGGGCACGGAGAAATACTTCGTGCAACAAAACCTACTAGTATTGAACAACTGGCGGCAGTACTAGGTATGATTAGACCAGCAAAACGTTATCTTGTTAATAAAGGATGGAAACAGATTATGGATGAAGTCTGGGTGAAGCCTACAAATAACGATTACTTCTTTAAGAAGTCGCATGCAACGGCATATGCAATTATGATTGTAGCACAAATGAACTTGTTATGCGAAGAACTTATTAATCCATCTTCTTAACAAGACTAATTTGGCGTCTTTTAGTACGTTTAACAATTACATTTTCTAAACTAGTTAAATGTCCAGCAAGCATATCAAAATCCTTAGTAGCATAAGTCTGCAAGCAGTAAGCAAAGTTTTTCATTGTGGCTTTAAGCACAATATTAATTGGTAGCAGACGATTACTTCCCCACCACCATTCCTCACCAGCTTCTATGAATAATAACTTCTCCTCGGGCGATTTTAACAAATCATACCGATACATAGTTACAACTGTATTATCGCTATTTTGTATTATTCCGACAATCTCCTTATCAGCATAGCGAACTAAGCTCATAAATGGAAATTCTTCTAAAAATTGTTGTATTTTAATGTCCATGTTTCTAACTATACTTAGTAGGAGGACCAGGGGGTTGTTTGTCATAACAGATAAATAAACACATGGGAACATTAAACTCGACAGTAGCGAAAGCTAATTTAAACTATGCAGGAGCCGGAACTGGATCCTCATTAACTAGGCATCATGCATCTTATACCGACCGTACAATTAGGTGGTTCCAAGGTGTAGATAACCTCCTGGATCTAACAATATCAGGATCAGATAGACGACCACTAAGTTTATTACATAAAGAAGTTATGCTTATTTTATGGGATAGTTATACAAGTACAACTATTTTTAAAAGACGTGCCGTTCCAACAGTAGCAGAAAACGGACAAGCAAGATTAACAATTTATGCAAGAGATTTAATGACCTCACCTCCTGGTAGGTATGTGTTATCTGCAACTATCGTAGATGGCAGAGGACTTGAAACAGCTCTAAGTTGGGATCGTTCTCAAAGAGCTCATTGGGACGTTGAAATAATGGAAGCAGTAGTTCCATTTAGTAGATCTACTTTTGAGATTACAAACTTTCCTGTTTTTATTACCAGCGGATCTGGTTATGCCAGTTCAGCAACTAACGGACCATCATATTATAGAAAAGATACAAGTTTATTTTCTACTGCCGTATATTGTAGCAACTACACAGGAACATTAAAAATTCAAGGAACATTAGACGATAATATTGTTGCTGATACATTGTATGCAGATCTGATCCCTCAGGACGGAAATACTGCGGTAATTACATATACAGGATTCACAGGCATAGACCCTTTCAATTACTATGCTGGCGTAAGATGGCTCCGAGCATGCAAAACAGACGATGTTACAAATGCTGGTACAATAGATAAAATTCTAATAAGAGTATAATATGAAATTTTTTAATCGTGAACTAACAGACCTCGAAAACCGGCTTGTCGTCCTTGCCGCTATTCCAAGCTCGTTTGGAATATACTACCTATTCCTTTTATACATAGGCCCTTGGCTTTATGAAAACTTTCCTTCTATTGAATATTACATGTCATTAAAAGTGGACAGAAACGGCATTTATTTTTCTTGACTTTCAGTATACATTATAGTATACTAATAACATGAGTATTGTTGAATCGACGATTCGAGGTTATTTGCCTCCTATGAAAACAAACAGTAGTGGTTGGTCTACTATGAATTGTCCTATGTGTATTCATAACGGAGAAAGTAGGCCAGATACTAAAGGCAGAGGTGGCATTAGATTTGATAATGAGAAAACTGCCTATCATTGTTTTAATTGTGGATTTACAACTGGTTGGAGATCTGGAAGTAAGTTAGGTTTTAAATTAATTAAGTTAATGCGAGTATTAGGCATTGACGAAGCTGAAATACAGCGACTTAAAATTTTGTTATGGGATCAAGTTATTGAGGAAGTAGCAGAAGAAGAACAAGAAGTGTTTAATAAGGAATGGCCTGAAATTCCATATCCATTTGAACTAACAGATTTAAGAGATGAGGCTGTTGAGTACTTAACAGGTAGAGGCATATTTAAATTAGCAAAGTGGGAGCAGACAAACCAGATAGGAATGAAACAACGTATTATTTTACCTTATACAGATAATTCAAAAGTAGTTGGTTATATGGCACGTTGGATAGGCGATCCTCCTAAAGGAACTGCTAAGATGTTAAGAAAGTCTCCGGACGAATATGTATTCAACTTAGATAAGCAACAGAAGAAACGTAAATATACAATAGTATGCGAAGGTGAATATGATGCCTTAGCAATAGGCGGTGTTGCTATACTATCTAATAAAATTAGCAAATATCAAGCACAACTAATTGAGGATTTAGATACAGAACCGGTAATGTTAGCAGACAAAGATCCAGGTGGCAAGTCGTTAGTCGAAGATGCAATTAACTTAGGTTGGAATGTTAGTTTTCCTGACTGGCCTGCAGGTGTAAAAGATGCCAATGAGGCAATATTGCGTTTTGGTAGAGTAGCAACATTGCAAAGTATATTAATGGCGATTGAACACTCGCCTTTGAAGGTTAAATTATTAATGAGGAGATGGTGTGTATAGTTATAAGGTAGAACCATATTATAGTTTTAAGTTAGATTGGAAAGAAGGACAAAATGATAATGTCTTTTGGGAAGAAGTTATTTTATGGATGACTACAGAATTTGGATTACCTTCATATAAAGTAAGTAATTGGAAAGCTAGTCCGATAAAACGTTGGGCATATCAATCATCGTTAGACGACATGATCTTTAGATTCCGAGATAAAGAAGACTTAATGATAGCAAAACTTAGATGGGGCAATGATGGCTGAAGAACAAATTAAAGAATATAGTTATGAATTACAGAAACTTTTCTTAGAGTTTCTTATTTCTAGCAGGGACTTGGCGGCAAGATGTAACAATGTATTAGATCCAGAATATTTTGATCGTCGATTGCGTCCTGCGGCAAAGTTTATTAAAGATTATATTACTGAACATAGTAATGTACCTGACGCAAAACAACTTACGGCAGTTACTTCTATTGAGATATTAGAAATTGGCGGCAAAGCAGAAGAACATAAAGAATGGTTCTTAGATGAGTTTGAAGGATTTTCTAGACATAAAGCATTAGAAGGTGCAATTCTAACTAGTGCTGACTTATTAGAAAAAAGTAACTACGGAGAAGTTGAAAACTTAATTAAAGCCGCAGTACAAGTTGGACTTCCAAAGACATTTGGCACAAACTATTTTGAAAATCCTAAAGAGAGACTAGAAGGACTTAAAGATGCAAATGGACAGTTGACAACTGGTTGGACAACTGTTGATAATAAGTTATATGGAGGATTTAATAGAGGAGAACTAAACATATTTGCAGGTGCATCTGGTGCTGGTAAAAGTTTGTTCTTACAAAACTTAGGACTAAATTGGGCAAAAGCAGGACTGAATACTGTTTACTTTAGTTTAGAGCTAAGTGAGGGCTTATGTTCTATGAGAATGGACGCAATGTTAACAGGAACATCTACTAGAGATGTTTACAAGAAAATTGATGACATTGATTTGAAAGTTCGTATGATTGGAAAGAAATCAGGGTGTTTACAGATTGTACAGTTACCAAATAGTGTTACTGCAAACGATTTATTAGCATGGATTAGAGAATTTCAAACACAACGTAAGATACATGTTGATGCAATACTTGTAGATTACTTAGACTTAATGATGCCAGCAGGACAAAAGATTAGTGTTGCTGATTTATACATTAAAGATAAGATTGTTAGTGAGGAATTAAGAAATCTAGCAGTTACCGAGAATCTATTATTTGCAACTGCATCGCAGTTAAACAGAAGTGCCGTAGAAAGTGTTGAATTTGACCATAGTATGATTGCTGGTGGTTTAAGTAAGATACAAACGGCAGATAATGTGTTTGGTATATATAGTACTCCGAGTATGCGAGAAAGAAATAGAGTGCAACTACAGTTTATGAAAACAAGAAGCAGTAGTGCAGTTGGACAGAAACTTGAGATGGACTTTGATCCAACTACATTGTTAATCTCAGATTTAGCAGAAGATGCAGAGCCAATAGCAAGTTCGGCAACTACAGTATTCAACAAACTACATAAGACAAGTAGTACAATAGTTACTCCAACAGAGCAACCACAATCTACGTCTTCTTCTGTTAATAGGGATAAGTTAAGAAATTTAGGATTAACTAGAGATGCTTAATTATTATGTATCAGCTGTATCAGCTCTAGTGCGATCTCGTTGTTCTTCGTCAGGACCGTCATCTTCAACTTCTGGTGCATCACCATCGTCAAATTCTACGTTTTTATCATCTTTAGCATCTGATGTAGCAGAAAGGTTGTATGATTGAATGGTATTTCTTAATCTAATAGTCAATGCCGCATCATCTGCAATAATATCAGCCATAGCCATAAAGGCTACAGTAATCAGCTTCATTTCACTTGTTCCCATTGGGGCATTACTTCGCATCTTGTTTAATGCTTGTACAAAACGAGATTGTAATTCATCACTAACAAGCGGCCTTAAAGTTACTTTTAAACGATTAAGTTCAGTAGCAGTAATGTCATGCGAAACGTTACCTGTTTCAGGTGCTATCTTGTCTTTTGGTGGATTATTACCAAAAGATCCGTCCGATCCAGAGGTTGACGAAAAATCTTCGTTAATAACCGCTAATCGATTCATAAATTCACGTATTTCTTGGGCTGATGTCATGTTATTAAATGTCTCCTACAGATGTATTTACCATAAATAGAGTTACAATGCAAACAAAAACTAGATCAATATTAGAAGAAATTACCACTATTGTTCCTAAAAAGGATAAGCACTTAATGGTGGAGGGACTTGCGGTACAAGCACTAGCAAGGATATCTAATCTCGTTAGGATAATAGAAACGTCCTATCCAGAGCATCAAGCACAAGACTTAACTAGGCGTTTGCAGTTAGCAATTAAAAACGGCGACCCAAACAAATTCACTCGAGGTGTAAGGATTATTAAAGAAAACGAAAATAAATAACATTATGAAATTTCAAGACTTAAATGAAAAAGATGAAATTAACTTAGATGAAGGTGTGTTTGGCGACTTAGCAAAACGTGTGGTTAATAAAACCAAAGACGTTGCTAATGGAGTTGGCCTTGCAGTTAGAGGCCAAGGAGCAAATGAGTTTGCTAAACTTACTAATTTAATTGATCAAAAAGCAGTAAAGATGTTTAATACTGCAAGACCAGGAGAAGCAGATTCAACTGGTAAAGACCTACCTTTAGGTGACATTGTTAAAATGGTTGGTAAAGCAATTATGCAAGCAACTAATAATGCAATTAGTACAAAACAGTTATTAGTATACATCAAAGAAAATAAAAGAGAGATTATTAAAAACGTTAATGTAGCAGACAGAGGAGCCGCTGGTGCAGATCAGATGATTCAGTTAATGTTACAAGGCGGAAGTGCAACAGCACCAGAGGGATTTGGAGTTGAGGATTCTGTTAGATCAATATCATTAATTTTTTCCGTTGCATTTTTACATATGCAAGTTGAAATGGGAGATCCAGAACAAGGACAGCAAGCAGGCGGAGCTCCTGCACAGTCAGCAAGTGAAGCTGAAAAGACAATGGATGCAAATCCAGAATATCAGTCCGAATTAAAAACTTTTGAGTCATTAACTACTACACTTGCTGGAGAGTTATACACTCCTGGTAATGCATTTTTAGCAAACATACAAGCAAACAACGAATTTCCTGCAAAACAAGAAGCATTTATTGTTGGCTATGCAACAGCCATTAAAACAAAATACTTTAATGCAGATTTAAAAACTTTAGAAGCCGCGGCAAATTCATCTACACCAGAATCAGTAATTGATGACAACCAATGGAGAGCATCTTTCTTTGGACACATTCAACCACAAGTAGCTCAACAGATACAACAGAATGCAGATGTTACACAAGCAATACAGAAGTTTAAAAATGACTTAGATTCTATTACTACTTCTTTTGCTAAGTTAGCATTTATTGAAAAAACAGCAAATGAAGTAGCGAATGTTGATGCAACTATGAAAAAGTTAATTGATTGGGTTGAAAAGTCAATATCACTTATTAAAACGTTATCACTAGGTAAAGCAGGAGGCCCTCAGGCAACAACTGGAACAACTCCACAAGCAGGTAAGCCAGATGACGAGGAAGTTTCTAGTACAACACAAGGTGGTCCAATTGATGATCCAAATCTACCTAACTGGGAAAAGGTTAAAATGGGATATGATGCCTTAGATACAATAGGGCAGGAAGCACTAGTAAAGGCATTGTTTAACAAATGAAAATAACAAATATAAACAAACGAACAGCATTACTTGAAAGTGTATGTTACGATTTAGATAAAGAACAGAGACGTATTGTTGAAGGAGTAGTATCAGCCTGGGACGACTTACTTGAAGTTGAACTAAGACAAGATCAAATTAATAACTTGTTTCCATTGGTACAAAAACTATCTGATGAAACAGGCGGAAATAGAACGGCTGTAGGATTAACAAAAGATAAAATTGTAGATACTGCAAAAGCCGCTAATGAATATCTAAGTAAAATTGGAAAATTAATACAAGATACAAAACCAGTAGAAAACTTTGATAATAAATTTGAGAAACTAAAAACAGATATTAAAGCTAAACTAGGTGAAGATAGTAAAATTACTTCAGGGATAGAAAACTTAGGAAAATATGCCAAGATGAATCCTGGTAAAACAGCATTTGCTATTGGTGTTATGACTGCCTTAGTTGGTATTGGAACAGGTGGAAGTGCAATAGCTATTGGTGTTGCCGCTACACTATTAAAAGGTTCTGTTGAAGTACTTAAAGGTGAGAAGCTATCTACAGCAATTGGAAAAGGATTAAAGACAGGTGTTATTTCCGGACTTGCCGCAGGTGCATTTAATGCAGTTGGTGATTGGTTGTCAGGAATGCAAGCAGAGATTGTACCGTTTGAAGGATTAGATCAAATTAGTTTTGATGTATCTGGTAAAGTTGAATTTCCAGGCTTTGAATGGAAAGGTTCTATGAACTTTGAAAACTTAACAGTTCTTCCATCAGATGCAGATTTAGCAGGACAGTTAGTAGCAGAATTTGCTAAAGGAGATGCAACAGCATTTGATGCATTGGCAGAGTTAGCAAAGAAATCTTTTACACCAGAATATGTCGAGCAAATGGCACAATTTACAAATGCCGCACAAGAAATTGCATTAAAGAACGATGCAACATATCAAGCCATCTTACAAATACAAACAGCATTAGCATCAACCGCAGGTGGTGCAGTAGCAGGTAAGAGTGTAAGTGATGACAGAGGAGCAGATCAGCAAGAACTATTTCAATCACAAACTAATAACGGAATTGCATTAACAGAAAGAAAAATTGATAGATTATTTGATACAGTAGGGTATTATAATACAAATCCAAACATTGAATTCTTAGGTGAAGGACCAGTTTGGGATACCATTAAGAAAGATGCTATTGCAAAAGCAAAAGAACTTGCTAAGCCAACTGTAGATAAAGCTAAAACAGTTAGCGGAAATACAATGAATGTTGTTACAGCAGACAAACTTAAAAAAGCATGGAAAACAGCAGGAAGTCCAACTGATAGCGAAGTACTTGCAAGGTTCCTAGCAAAGAATAAAGTATCTCCTGATGTTATTGCAAGTGCATATAAAGATTTAAAAGTACCTGTACCAGATGATTCAACAGATCAAGAGAAACAGGAAAAAGAATTAGCACTTCGTAAAACTCCGCAAATGAAAGACGGACAATACGAATTAGATCTTGCTTCATTACCACCAGCAGTAAGACAAGCAACAAGCAATTTATGGGACGAGTTTAATAAACTTACTCCACAGGAACAAGAAAAGTTTAAAGCAGACCTAAAGAAATCGGAAAATATAACATGAAGATAAACGAAGTTATCGTACATAACAAAAAAGTAATAAAAGAAGCAAAAGCAAGAATTGACCATCCAGAAGATATTATCTTTGATGAGAATGGAACGCAGGGTGCAATGCGAGCTCTTGATGCAATGGTGCATGCCTCACAGAACCATGGAGAAACAACTTCAATTAAATGGGACGGAAGCCCAGCAGTAATTTTTGGATGGATGGATAAAAATTCTTTTATTGTAACAGATAAAGCGGGCATGGGTGCAAAGAAATATGATGGAAAACCTACTAGTGCCGGAGATGTACAGGCTATGATTTTTAATAGAAGACCAGATGAAGAAGGTAGGCAGTATTATGCAAATAAGTTTGCAAGCATATACGAGCTATTAAAGAAAGCAACACCAAAGAGTCTAGTTGGACAAATGATACAAGGTGATTTACTTTATATGAGTGCTGATGATATTGTTCATACAGAAGAAGATATTACATTTGGTCCGGTTAAAGTTAGGTATACAATCGATAAAGATAATCCAGTAGGTGCTAAGATTGCTAAAAGCCAATGTGGCATAGCAGTACATAGTGTTTTTAATTCTGTTGAATCTGCTAGTGCCGCAGATGGAGAACCAACACCAGTAACTCCTAAATCTTTAGGATTAAAAGATAGTCCTAAGTTAGTAATCTTTGGTCCAGAGACAAATATACCAACAGATACTGAAATTAAACTACCAATGGCAGAAGTAGAGTCTTTAAGGAACTTAATTAAAAGTGGTCCAGCACAACTAATTGATGATATGCTAGATCCATTTAATATGGGCAGTCTTAAAATAGCAAACTTACCAGAACTATTTAAAAAGTTTGTAAACTTTAAAGCAAGGTCAGGTATTGATATTGGTTCTGCACCAGAGTTAGCAAACGAATTCATTAAGTGGATTGAAGGTCCAGCAGGATTAACAGATAATAAGAAGAAAAATGTTTTAGCACACTTACAACAGTACAAAGCACCTTTTGAGATGTCATGGCGTATTGTTTCTGCACTAAGTAACATAAAGCATACAATCAAAGATCAATTAGATACCCATGTAACAGGGATTAAAACTAATAAAGGCCACGAAGGTTTTGTATCTGCTACACCGCATGGTAAGATTAAGTTTGTTAATCGACCAAACTTTATGAAAAAGGAATAGACGTTATGTCTGAAAAGTATACAGCAAATGAATGGGCTCAAATGGAGGGTGGACATACAGTTGAACCTTTAACAGAAGAAGCATTTTCATTTATTAAGGAAAACTGTAACGAAAGTAAAATGTTTCGTAATACACACTTAAACTCTTTGACACTAAGAGATACAGTTGATGCCGCATTTTTAAATATGGTAACATTGTATATGTTAGCACAGGAATTTGAAACGGCTCCTTTTGCACAAAACTATGCAAAAAGAACAATGATATTTGGAAACTTTAGCCAAAGTCGTGTAAGCTCAACAGATTTATATCAAGCATTACATATTGCTATGTATAGAGATGCAAAAGAAAGTTCTAGACTTAAAGCTCCAGAACAAAATGCCGCTTTAAGAGTTAGATTACATATAAATGAAAAAATGTGTAAAGATTTCTTAAAAGGCATTGGTAGCGGACGTATGGATAGAACAACAGCAGTTAGACTTTTATATAGACTAGAAAGCCAAATGAATATTACTATTAGTAACTATAAGAGTTTACGCAGATTAATAACAGATTGGGAACATTTAACAACTTTCCAAAAGCAAACATGTGTAACTAGATTACTACAGTATTATAGAACACGTGGTAGACGTAGTGATTTATTTGGAACACTTAGTACCTTTGTACAACATAAAGCATGGGAAATAAAGACTAAGGATAATGCAGAAATTAAAGCAATAGGTCCCGGAAATGCCGTACATGGTTCCAGCTCTTCTAAAAACTTTATATCAAGTATTGCAAAAGTAGGCGGTGCTGGAGTAGCAGGCTATGCCGCGGCGAGATTACTTGGCCGTCTAAGGTAATATACAATGACAGAAGCATCTAACAAACGTTCGTGGAGTATGCCTGGATCACACTTTGGTGGAGATCCTGAATTTTATTCTTGTTGGACATTGTATGATATAAGCAATGACGAAGGACAATCCTCAGAAAATTTAGAAAAACTTATGGGTATAGCAACATCAAGGTCTCAACCTATTCTTGCTGGAGTAGAAATGATTCTGGATCAAGATATTACAGACGGTTTATTTGGTACTAAGCACACAGGCAAGCACAATGTATGGACTTATAAATGGATTGTTGATAAAAAAGGTATAATGACAGAAGAAACACTTAATAACGAAGCACATGGACTCACAATGCATACAGGATTACAAGAAACTGCTAAGTTAACTAAGCAGATATACACTAGAGGCGTTAACACAAACATGTTCTTTGTCCGCCATGATTCGCTCTAGAGTCATAAATACCTAGTAAATAAAAAACGGCTTTATATAACTCACTTTGGCTCACATTGGCACTTTACGGATCATACAAGCAGACTAACATGCAAGAGCAACCTAGTCTATGACTCACTCGGTAAAGAAGACTCTAATGAATAATAAAGTTAAAGTAGTAACAGGTGAAGCTGAAGACCTTCAATTACATGTTGAATTATGTGCTCAACGATATAATCGCATGGAAGAGAAGTTTACAGGCTTAGAAGATAGGTTAGACTATCTACACAGAGATTTCACAGAATTTAAAGGTAAAGCCGATTCCAATTTTAACGATCTCAAAGATCTAATACATCAATCAGCCAATAAAAGATTTAATACAATGGTAACAACTGCCGGAACGGTAATTGTTGCTTTAATAGGTATGCTCGGTTATATAATTATTAATAACTAGTATTGGAGGTTTCATGACACAGATTTTAATCGAATCAAGAATAGTATGGGCAAGGACAGGTAACAAGGTAAAACGCAAAATACGTTGTACTACCGGTAAACGTCGTGGCCGTATTGTCAGTACAGTCGGAGCCTGCAATCAAAGAATAGATATTAAAAAACGTTATGTCTTTAAACGTGCAAAGCAACGTTTTAAGTCAAGGATGGCTATTAAGCGAAATAGAACAAAAAGATATAATCCCATTTCTAGAAGAGTGAGGAGACTTAATAGACAAAAAGGGCATCGTAACGCAATGAGGCCTAAGATAGGTCGCAAGACATCTATTAAAAGAAGATAGTTATATAGTCTTATTTGGCTAAATAAACACAATATAAAGATACCAGGAGGTTTAATATGAAGTTTAACGATATTTCCAATAATACAAGTCCAGCCAATGCGGCTAAGGAAGCATTATTGAAGCAAAGCATTGAGATTGATGAATCTTTTCAAGGATCTCAGCTAAGAGATCATTTAGGTGATCTACAAAAGGAACTTGATACGTTAGCAAGTAAAGGTGGAGCAGAATATACTCGTGCAGTTTTACATAAGGCAGTCTATGAAGATATGGCTAATGTAGATGCGGAGCCTATTTTTGAAGCTGAAATTGGTGATGAAGATATCGAGCAAGCAGAAATTATTATTGCGGCAAATGGCCTCAGTAAAGAATTCCAAGGCATGATTGAAGATTGTGCTGATATGCTAGGAAGCGATTTAATTACATTAGTTGATCAAATCAAATCTAAATTTGGTGATGGCCCAGGTGAACAGTTTGGAACTTCAATTAGAGATACATTGCAGTCAGCAATGGATGTTCTTACTACAACTAAAGACGGAGTTGATTCCGCCATTAATACATTGAAAGACCCAATGTCTGCACCAGCAATGGATGCCGAAGCACCAATGGACGATATTGGAGCTACAGACGATGAGCCTGTAATGCCTGCAATGTCGGGACCAGAAGAAGAGCCACTTGGTAGGGAATTAAAGAGTGAACTTGAGTGAGATAACATCAATTGATGCTGACTTTGCTAGTGCAATTAAGATGTTCTTAATTAGAGCATCATTGGACGGTAAAGACTCGCTACCAATGGAAGAACTTGTTGGCATGTTATCTAAGTTAGGATTTCAGGCTAATGGGCAGGAAACAGGGATTAGGAATTATATTACTACACTAAAAGGTAAAAATCCTGATCTAGTATCAGATGTAAATGATACTGAAATTATATTAACTACGATAGTTAGCGACCCTGGTGATGCAGAAGACAACGAAGAAAAAGTTGGCGATATGGCATTATCAAATGCAAAGGCAGACTTAGGAATATGAGTAGAATATTTTATACAGCCACAGAAGCAAGATCTCAAGCATTACAAGACCTGGTAATCTTAAAAGAAGTTAGAGATCTAGAAATTGCAATAGTAACTGCAACCAATTCCGGTTTAGTTGATGTGGACGTTATAACAACTACTACAATGGCGGCCTTGACTACAGATGCAAACTACACTCTTGCAACTGAATATTATGATACATTACGAGGCACTAGGGAAGATAGACAAAAATCATTACAAATTTCTAAGGTTATAAAATACTTTGAGGACTTAGGTTACACCATAGATCCGATAACCAACCAATCCACCGATGCTACCTTTAAATGGCGAATAGCCTGGTAGAAAAGTCTTGACAAAGGACTAAAAATCTGTTATACTTAACAGATGATAAACCATAACAAAAAATACGATTATAAAAAACTTTCTAGAATAGACGGAGCCCAACGTTTGTATAAAACGCCTGGCGGTGATAAAGTGCCAAGTGTTACAACGATACTGTCTAAGACTGGTGATAATAGTGGATTAATTGCTTGGCGTAAACGTGTAGGCAATGTAGAGGCTAATAGGATTTCAAAAGAATCAACAGGCTTAGGAACACTAGTACACACTCATGTTGAAAACTATCTACTAGGAAAAGATCGCCCTGCAGGTAAAAATCTCGTACATGAGATGGCTACTAAAATGGCAGATAAAATTATTAACGAAGGCTTACCACAAGTAACAGAAGTATGGGGTATGGAAGTGCAATTATACTTTCCGGGCTTGTATGCTGGTACAACAGACTTAGTTGGTATGTATGATGGTGTTCCTGCAATCATGGATCATAAGACATCTAAAGCATTAAAGAAGCCTGAGTGGATGGAAGATTATTTTATACAGACTTGTGCATATGCATTAGCACATAACGAATTGTATGATACAGATATTAAAAAAGGTGTGTTGTTTATGACTACACGGGACGACAAGTATAAGACTTATATAATTGAAGGCAACGACTTTAAGCTCTATACAGACAAATGGCTCGATAGAGTAGAAACTTTTTATAATGGATAAATATATCTAATAGGCTGGCTAAAGATGTACGATCAAACTTTTTGGGAGACAGGCAAACATACTAGAATGTTGCTCTGGAGGGATTGGAGGAGTTCAATAGCAGAACTACCAACTGAAACCTTATATAATAAAATTGCTTATTGGTGGAAAATGGTGCCAATGTCAGATAATACAATTGACATATGGGATGACAATTCCTGGCCTACACCTTGGGAATTAATTACATTTTCTAGTTTTTGTTATCCTAGCCGAGGGCTTGGGATATACTATACATTGTCTCTAATTGGCAAAGAATCTGAGTTAATTCTTGCCCAAATTGACGGAGAAACAAGTCTTCTGGTGAAAACTAAAGACAAAAAAGTGTTAAATTACTATGAGGGAGATGTAGTCGATGTCTCTGATTCAAAGTTTGAAACACTAAGAATTTTCAGCTCTGCAGACATGCATAGGCTGGTTAAAGTATAACTGTATTGCATACTGGTAGATTAATAAGTATGCAACAAAGAAGAATTGAAATAGGTAAAGGAAATATTAAAAAATGAATGATGTGGTAAATGTAGTAAAACGGAGTGGAGCAGTAGAGCCCTTAGATATTAATAAAATACATGTAATGGTGGAAGAAGCATGTGAAGGATTAGCAGGAGTTAGTGTTTCCCAAGTAGAGATGAATGCAGATTTACAGTTTACAACAGGAATTGCTACATCAGATATACAAGAAATTTTAGTTAGAAGTGCAAGTGACTTAATTAGTTTAGAGCATCCAAACTATCAATATGTTGCGGCACGTTTATTACTATACGGACTTCGCAAAGATGTCTTTGGTCGCTTTGACTATTCTAGTTTATATGACCTAGTAGTAGAGAACGTTAAGTGTGGAGTATATGATTCTGAATTACTTAAAACATATAGCGAAGATGATTGGAAACAACTAGATGTATATATTAATCATGCTAGAGATTTAGATTTTACATTTGCTGGTATGAGGCAAGTAGCAGACAAGTACCTTGTACAAGATAGAAGTACAGGACACATTTACGAAACTCCACAATATATGTATATGTTGATTGCCGCCACTATATTTTCGAGTTATCCTTCTGATACAAGGTTAGGATATATCCGCCGTTACTACGATGCAATTTCTACTTTTAAAATTAATATTCCGACTCCAATTATGTCAGGTGTTCGCACTCCAATTAGACAGTTTGCTTCCTGCGTTTTAGTAGACGTAGATGATACATTGCCATCAATTTTTAATAGTTCGTCAGCAGTAGGGTATTATATTGCTCAACGTGCAGGCATTGGACTTAACTTAGGTCGTGTTCGTAGTATTGGATCTAAAATTAGAGGTGGTGAAGTAGCACACACAGGCGTTATTCCTTTCTTAAAAGTTTTTGAATCGGTAGTGCGTTCATGTACACAAAATGGTGTTCGTGGCGGAAGTGCTACAGTACACTTTCCTATATGGCATAAAGAAATTGAAGATATTATTGTATTAAAAAATAATAAAGGCACAGAAGATAACAGAGTGAGAAAGCTCGATTACTCAATACAGATCAGTAAGATCTTTTATGAAAGACTAATTCAAAGCAAACAGATTAGTCTTTTTTCACCTCACGATGCTCCAGGGTTATATGAAGCATTTGGTGACAATGACAAGTTTGATGAGTTATATGTAAATTATGAGAATGATAAAAACGTACCTAGGACTGAAGTTTCAGCACATGAACTATTTTCAGATATTCTAAAAGAACGTGCAGAAACAGGTCGAATTTATATTATGAATATTGACCATTGTAACTCTCATAGTAGCTTTAACGTTCCTGTTAAGATGAGTAATTTGTGTCAAGAAATTACATTACCTACTACTCCTATTCAAGGACTAGAAGATGAATCAGGAGAAATTGCTTTATGTATCTTGAGTGCTATCAATGTCGGTACATTAAGAAACCATGATGATTTAAAGAACTTATGTGATCTTGCCGTTCGTGCATTAGATCAAATTATTGACTATCAAAATTATCCTGTTAAAGCGGCAGAGGTATCAACTAAGTCAAGACGTAGTTTAGGAATTGGATATATTGGATTAGCACATTATCTAGCAAAACGTGAGTTACATTATAGCGATGATAAAGCGGCACAGGAAGTTGGTCGTTTAACAGAAGCATTTCAGTATTATTTAATTTCAGCAAGTGCTCAGTTAGCAAAAGAAAAAGGTGCATGTGATGCTTATAATGAAACAAAGTATAGTAAAGGTATTTTACCTATCGATACATACAAAACTGATATTGATGATTTCTTAGGAAAGCAATTATTGTTAGATTGGGAGGCACTAAGAGCAACAGTTAAAGAACATGGATTACGTCATAGTACTTTATCTGCACAAATGCCATCTGAGAGTTCATCTGTTGTTAGTAATGAAACTAATGGTATTGAACCACCAAGAGCATATATGAATACTAAGAAAAGTAAGAAGGGTCCTTTGAAACAAATTGTTCCACAGTATAACAAACTTAAGAATCATTATAGTTTCTTATGGGACGAAGGAGTTAATGAAGGTTATGTTAAAATTGTTGCCGCAATGCAAAAGTATTTTGATCAAGCAATTAGTGGTAACTGGAGTTATAATCCTAAATTATACGAAAACAATGAAGTACCAATGAGTGTTATGTTTAATGATTTACTAACAACATACAAATATGGTTGGAAGACAAGTTACTATCAAAACACATACGATTCTAAAGGTGAAGACGAAGAAATGTTAGATGACATTCCACAGGAGTTTCAGCAACTAACAGAGAATCCAATTATTATCGAAGAGGAAGAGGAGTGTGAAGCATGCAACATTTAAAAACAGAAGTACAAAAGAGAACCGTATTTAATAAAAATAAAGTAGATTACACAAAACAGCCAATGTTCTTTGGTGAAGAACTAAACTCTCAGAGATTTGACGAGTTTCGTTACCCTGTATTTGACAAGTTAACACAAACACAACTTGGATTCTTTTGGAGACCTGAGGAAGTAAGTTTACAAAAAGATAGAAGTGATTATTTAAACTTTACACCATCTCAGAAGTTTATTTTTACAAGTAACTTAAAATATCAAACTTTACTTGACTCTGTGCAAGGCAGAGGACCAGCAATAGCATTTGTACCTTATTGTACATTACCTGAGCTAGAGGCATGCATGATTACTTGGGACTTCTTTGAAACTATTCATAGTAGAAGTTATACACATATTATTAAAAATATCTACCCTGATCCTAGTGAAGTATTTGATACTATCTTAGATGATGAGAAGATTGTTGCTAGGGCTGAAAGTGTAACAAAAGCATATGACGATTATATCAACGATGCTCAATATTATACTGCTACAGGAGTAGGTGATCTACGAGCAATTAAAAAGAAGTTATATCTAGCAATGGTAAATGTTAACGCATTAGAAGGTTTGCGTTTTTACGTTTCTTTTGCTTGTACATTTGCATTTGGTGAATTAAAAACAATGGAAGGCTCTGCTAAAATTGTTAGTTTAATTGCTAGAGATGAAAGCCAGCATTTAGCAATCACTACACATATTATTAAGAATTGGATGAAAGGTGATGACAACGAAATGGCTTCTATTGCTAAAGAATGCCAAGACGAAGTTGGTTTAATTTACGATAGAGTAGTAGAAGAAGAAAAAGAATGGGCTGATTACTTGTTTACTAATGGCTCTATAGTTGGACTAAACGAAAAACTATTACATATGTTTATTGAGCATACTGCAAACAAAAGACTTAAAAGTTTAGGTATGGCTACTCGATATGCCCAAAGTCCAAATGACAATCCGTTACCTTGGACACAACATTGGCTTTCAAATAAAGGGGTACAAAATGCTCCACAAGAAACAGAAATTGAAAGTTATGTTATTGGTGGTATTAAACAAGACGTAGACAAAGATACATTTACAGGATTTAAATTATAATGTTAGTAGGAACAAATTTAAGAAAAAAAGGAGATATTATCTCTATAAAACTATCAAATGGGGAAGAACTTATTTCCTCATTTGTAGAAGAAAAAGATAATTATCTAATCATTGATAGACCAGTGGCTTTACAAGCTGGCCCTAAAGGTGCACCGGCTTTAATGCCATTCTTTATGACAGCATCGCCAGATGCTACAAGAAACATACAGTTAGACAAGCATCATATTGTTATGATTGCTGTTACTGATGCACCTTTAGCAACACAATATTCAACAGCAATGTCAGGAATTCTACCAGCAGGGGCGATTCCTGGCTTACAAGTTTAATAAATACTTGTATGACTGAAGTTCACAGAGATACAGATAGTAGAGTATGCGGAGCAAGTACCGTTGTCGCAGGAAATGGAACAGTATACGTTAACAACTTGTTAGCAAGTGTTGATGCTGATCCAAATAGCCATGGCTCAGGTAATGTTATTGCAAGCACAAAAAATGTTTATGTAGAAAATAAACTAATTGTTGAGAATGGCGATTCATCAGATGCTGATGCAATTTGCCCTATACCACCACATTGTAATCCGGCAACAAGTTCCGGGTCTCCAAATGTGTTTGTAGGAAGTTAGTATGGTTAATATTCCAGTAATACCAGGAGTTAACGTGCAAACACAAGGCATACTTAACAAATCCCTTAAAGATATAATCTGTGCAATATTGTTTGGCGGTATTGGTAACCTTTTAAAAGGAAATATCTTATGTATTGAAGCAAACATAAACGAGATGCTTGAAGATGCTGGATATGCCAACTTATATGATATACAAGATGAACTAAGACTTTTACAAGACGAAGTTAAAGCATTTAGCGATCACTTAGGAATAAACGACATAACGCAAAGGATCAATGATGCGTTAGCAGAAGTAAGATATCTACTAAGTCTAGGAGGGTTATGCCCGGTTCCAATTAAAATTCCAAATATTAACGGAGATATATTAGATCAAGTTACTGACAATGTTTTTAACAACTTGCAAGGTGTACTAAGTGCATTTGGTCCGTTGCTAAAACCTAAAATTTGCATAGATGCACAAGGTAGAATAAACACAGGATCATTCCAACCAGGTAATATACTTGATAATATTAGGAAAGCATCACAGCAAGCATTAAATGCTGGTACAGTTATTCCATCAAGTATTACATCAGGTTTTAATAACCAAATAAAAGGCATTGGTGGCAGTATTAAACAAGCAAGGGCGATAGAACTGTTTCCAGACTTTAGACATAAGCATAATCTATTAACAGGAGCTCCGGTTGTTGCAGGGCAACCTGCATTAACTCTTGCCGCTAGACCATCTGATGCAGACATTGCCGCAGTAGCAGGACTCTCAAGTACTAGCGGTCCAGCATTTGAAATTGCAGGATCATCGTATCCTCCACAAAATACTCCTAATTTAGCTGATGCAACTAAGCAAGCTCAACAGATAGTAGCAAACGTAGGCAATAGTGCAAACTATCCAATTAATAGTGATAAGAATTTATGGGCAAGGGCATTAGGACCTGAAATATATGGATTAGCACTAGCGGCTTTAAATGGCGATGATGCATTTGTAGGAGAGCAACAAGACGTATACGATTATTGTGGAAGAGTAGTTACACAAACAACTGAAACAATTAGTGGAGATCCAGCAAGTGCAGGATTATCTAGTACAACAGATGCAGACCTAGCTCCAACACCAATCAATTATACTTTATTATGGATTGATGCACCAGCACAAAATAGGATTGGCTGGGCAGTTTCCGGAGTTACCGAAGAAGCATTAGTACCAGATGACTATGGGTGTGAAGTACTATCTCCAGCATTAAAATTAAATCCAGAAATAGAACTATTTCAAGGCAAATCACACCTATTAAGTTTGCCACCAAGTAACCCAAATATCAATTCTTTGGAATCCAGCAATTTTGGCTATAAAGATGGCGGTTTAAACGCCGCTAGAACGCAAATTTCCTATGAAATGCCAGTTGGACAGGAGTTTTATATATACGAAGCCAAATTAGACGGAGCGGGTAATAGAGTACCAGACATAACTAAAAGGTGGTCAAATGGGCTAGTTCGTTTTGAGTTTTCAGAGTACTTAGATGAAGCAAATGGACGAAATGATGACACAGTAACATGGGCTCAATCGTTTATACCGGATATGATACCAGATCCAAATGATACAACTAGATTAAATGACTCAGCAGGCAGATTGCTGAAAAGTAACTTGATTCAGGCCCCGCTACCTACTGAACCAGGTGAACTATGGACTGATAATGGCTTAACAGTTTATGATAGTCCAACAGGTGGCACTCCTATATTAATAAAAACTTGGAAACGAGCAATAGCAAATCTTGTACTCGGCGAGAATATGCTTATTGAAGTAGACAGTACTTTCCCTGATTACCTAACCTACAGTAATGAGGCTGGTACCGTATTTGGGCTACTAAAGGTAACGTAGGATGGAGATATATTTAATATGTTTGGTATTGTTCTTGGTTATTACAGCCATCATGGCCATAGGGCTCATAGGGGGCCGTTCCGTAAAAGGAACTTGTGGTGGTGCAGATTACGTTTGCTCCATATGTGGAGAGGTAAGTGTAATACCCCAAAAGAAAAAGGTTGACATTGCGGACCTTTAGTGCTATATTATACATAATAGTGTAATATCTGAAAGGATTTAAACAATGCATGTTAGTAAACTGGCTATTGTTACGGCTTTATCACTTACAATGATGTTAATATCATTTAATGTGGCAACAGCACACGAGTATTCATACAAACATTATCATAATTCACACGATAGTTGGGACGTTGACAGGTATGATGATTATAGTTACTATCATAGTGATTACTATAAACGTTATAAAAGAAATGACAACGAAAGAGAGTACTGGGATTGGTATTATGATGATAAAAGTGCTCCAGACAGAGAGTCTAACTCATATTACATGCCAACACCTTCTCCAATAATTGTGCAACCTGCTCCTCCTGTAGGATACAAAAGAGTTATTGCATATGATAACTTCTGTCATTGTAATATCTATGTTCTTGTACCTATTAGGTAAATATAGTTAATAGCCAAATATTAATGCATTAACATCTTTAAGATTAAAGGTCATTTGGCAATTAAACTATCCAATAAGGAGTATACCCAAATGCAACCAATTAAGTTAAAATGGCTAATTGCACACGAGCCACAATATCTTTTTGTTCGTACTGCAAAGGCCTTTTGCCAAGAACTTGAAAAAAGATGTCCTGGAGAATTTGACATCGAAATATTAGACATGAAGACATACATTCAGAAGTATGACGAAGTGCCAGAATTACATCTTAGACCAGCATCTATAACGGACTTAGAAAATGACTGGGAAAGTAATAAAAAATCAGGTGGCGGAATTTTCCAATCTGTTGCACAGTCTGAAATAGGAAAAAAGTGGAAAGCATATTTTTCTGCAATTAAAGACGGACGTATTGACATTAGTCAAACACAAATTACAGTTATAGGATCTTTCTTATACAAGCCTTTTCATTCTTTAGATCTTCCATTCCTATTTAAGGATCATGCTCATGTAACAAGAGCATTAGATGGCTGGATTGGCGAAAAACTTCGAGGTGAACTTGAAGATAGAACTGAAGTCAAATCTTTAGGTTTTACTTACTCAGGCGGATATAGAATTATTGGTTCTAACCATGATATTGACGGAGTATCTGCTTTAAAAGATACAACTATACAAACTGTTCCAACTACTACTGAAATGTTTAATAGTCCAGAAATTGGCAGTACTGCTATTCCTAGGAAGTCTATGGATATTCAAGAAGCTAAAGATTTTGCTAAAGATGATAGCTCGGCTGTTGAAACGACTTATCTAAGATTTAAAGGAACAAATATTTTAAAGACAAATCATTCTATGTTCTTAACTAGTATCTTAGCAGGGTCAAAATTATTTGACAAGCTAACACCAGAACAACAAGTAGCTTTCAAAGAATCTGCTTTTGAAGTATCAAAGATTGAAAGAAAATGGTCACTTGAAGATTGTGAAAAATATGAAAAAGAAGCAACTGAAAACGGAGTTCAGATAAGAGATATTACTGAAGAGGAATCTAATATCCTTAAAAGCGTTGCTCATGCTTCATATGAAAAATACTTTTCAACAAATCATGAAACTGGCGGTAAAGTTTCAGAAGAACTTTATAATAAACGTCAACGTATTGTTAACGACATTAAAGCAATATAGGTAATAAAGATAGACTAGATAGGTATCATTTTAAGACCCTATCTAGTCTATTGTTTTGATAAATAAAGATAGCATGTATTAAGCATGTTTAACATTTATAGAAGGTATTAGAAAATAATGGCAACAGAATTAACAGGCAAGGTAAAGTGGTTTCAAGACGCAAAGGGCTGGGGCTTCATTAAGCCTGATGATGGTTCCGACGATGTATTTGCACACTATTCGGCAATTCAATCCGAAGGTTTCAAATCGTTGAAAGAAGGTCAAGCAGTTTCATTTGAGGTTGTACAAGGAGCCAAAGGCCGTCAAGCCGCCAACATTACTTTAATCGAATCCTCTTAAAATCCTTAGATTGGCTAGTAGTCAGTATAAATAAAGCATAACTATTGTTATGAATTATGTGATTAATTGCATAGAGTAATTAATCAAATAACGAAATTTGCTTATAGAAAGCAAAGCAGTTAATAAGAATTTGGGTTAGATGTCAGTAACAAAATTTATCGACGATGCAATCAGTCGACTAGCAAAATATTATTCATGGTTTGCTCTACTAATGGTGTTGTTTGTTGTAACCAACGTATTAGGAAGATATTTCTTTGACATAAGAAATGATTATGCAGTTGACTCAACTTGGCAACTATATGGTATGCTTATCATGTTTGGTTGCAGTTATTCGCTAGGTAAAGAAGCACACATTAGAACAGATTTATTCTGGAACAACTATAATGATCGTACAAAAGCAATTATTGACTTTATAAGTTACATCTTATTATTCTTCCCTTCCTTTGCACTTATCACATACATTAGTTTTAACGACACATATGCCGCTATTGAAATGAACGAACGTAGTTCTGAAACAATGGCTCAGCTTGTTATATGGCCAATGAAGATTGGCATTACACTTGGCTTAGTACTTCTAATGATACAAGCCTTGAGTCAGATGATTAAATGTTATAGAAGGATTTTCAATAATGAGTAATGAATGGCTAGCAATGACAATGTTATTTACAATGATTGCCGGCATATTTGTTGGAGTTCCGGTTAGTTTTACACTAACATTTTTAGCATTAATTTTTGGATTAATGGGATTAGGGTTAACTGTTTTTGATCTTACATATCTCAACCTATTAGGAGGACTTTCAGATGAAGTGCTAATGAGTATTCCTATGTTTATCCTTATGGGTTATGTTGCTGAACGAGCCGGACTGGTAGAGAATTTATTTGAGAGCTTAAAAAAGGTACTTGCAGGAGTTCCAGGCAACTTATACATTGTTGTTATCTGTATTGCAGTATTAATTAGTTTAGCAACAGGAGTAGTCGGAGCATCAGTAACACT